CACTACTGCCTCTGCCCAACGCTCACCACATTCTTTCTCATGTTGAGCAATGCGGTCTAAAGCCTCTATAGCTAAATTCTGTTGAGTCACTTGCTGCTGTTTCATTACCACGGCACACCATCAGCAGTTGTGGGGTTCTTCTGCTCGTTGATGTTGGCAGTCAGACTAGCTTCAATAGCCTCAACGTCCAACTCAGCCTGACACCAGCCAATCACGTCGGCTTCCGTTAGGTCATCATAAGCTATGTAATCCTCTGAGGAGGGGTCTGGGGTGAAGCCACAGGTTCCATAGGATGAAGCGGTGTAAGTATCTTCTCCCACAGTTTCTTCTTCAGTGACCCGCCAGTGGGCTACGATTACCCCTTGGGCTGAGTCAGTGTTTCGTTCAAGCGTTGCAATAGTCCATGTAGCCATTAGTTATTCTCCAGTTGTTGTACGCGAGCGCGTAGTGATTGTATTTCTTTAACGAGCATTGGGACTAGCTTGCTGTAGTCCACGCCCATCATTTCGTCTGAGTCAGCGTCTCCAGTGACTGCTTCAGGTGCAACAGTGACAAGCTCCTGCGCGACCATGCCGTAGTCTTGGTGAGAGCCGTCGGCAATCCAATCAAACTTGCGTACTTGGATAGCGTCTACTTTGCTTCCAGCGTCATCGGCGTCTGCAATGTTTTCCTTGAGGCGTTGGTCTGAGGAAGTGTTAAATGCCGTGGCAGAAGCGGTAACAGAAATATTGCCAACATCACCGCCGTTGTATCGAAACTCAATAGCTTCTCCAGCACTAGAACCTGTCCTGTTAACATACATTACTGTTCCAGCAGACCTAGCGAATGATGCGGCACCACCAGAGGCAAAACTAATGCCACCACCTGTGGCGTTATCACCTACAAAAGTATCAGTAGTCCCCACCAAAAGATCGCCAGAGGCATTAAACCTAGCGTACTCAGTTTCTGTTGTTCCGTCTTCTCCAGCGAATTTAATCGAACCATTCGATGAGCCGTTCCTAGATTTAATTACTGTTGCATCACTGGCTTGTCGTATGTCGCCTATGGTATTTGTTCCGTCTGTATCAGTGAGTGTAACGCGAGGTACAGCCGCGTTTACCAAGACAGAACTTGACAGGTAAAGGTCTTTGAAGCGTATATTAGATATACCTAAATCAATAGCGGCATCTCTAGAAACGCCAGTAGAGCCAACAGGAATAATTGCATCAGATTGGTCATACATTCGTATGCCAGTGTCACCCGTCTCTAAATAAACATCATCGCCTCTAGTACCAATGCTACCGACTGTTGTGGTGTCTTTTACAAAACGTACAATCTCGCCGGCGGATGTTTTACGGTTAAAGTATCCAGCGAAATCTCCATCACGTACTGCTAAAACAGCACCAGTGGCACGAATTTCTCCTCCTACTGTGGAACCAGAGGCAGAAGTCTTCCCCACCAAAAGATTGCCAGATCCATCTATAGATAAGTCGTATCGAGAATCAGTTGTGTTGTAAACGAATAATCCTGTTGAATCTAAACCTATAGTTCTTTCATCATAACCAGAGTGAGCATTAAATTTTAGTTGGTTTCCTACATTAGCAGTGCCTGACAGGTAAAGGTCTTTGAAGCGGGTATCAGATTTACCTAAGTCAACAGCATCATCGTTATTGTTTCCTGCAGAATTACTAGGTCTAATTTGTGTTCCTGATATTTTTAATCCAATGCTTGTACCAGCAAAATATGGAAGACCACTATTACTACCAATACTAGCGACTGTGGAGCCGTCTTTGCGGAAGTCTGCAATAGTGCCGTTTGTGCTTGTTCTATTGAAATAAGCAACTGTTCCGCCATATCTAGCTACATTTAAATAGCCGCCTGAACCTATGTTGTATACAAATCCATTATCTGCCGTAGAACCTGCATTGTTATTCTGTGTGTCTGTATCAGTAGTCCCAACCAACAAGTTGCCGCTTGCATCGAGGCGCATGGCCTCTGAGCCACCTTCTTTGAAGATAAAGGCACCACCGCTTGCGTCTAATGCAACGTCTGCTGTGCCTTCAGCACGAATTTTTAGGATGTCTGTGCCGTTCTTACCAACACGAACAACATCACCATTAGTACCATTGTTGTCAAATAGTGCCGCTGTAGTGCCTCCAGTTGCGTCTACATGCAAAGGTTGTGATGGACTAGTACCAATACCAACCCGTCCGCTTGAGTCGATGCGCATGGCTTCTGTTTGCGATGAAATATCAGCATTTCCAGTCGTAAACGTAATGCCGTCATAACCACCAAGATTTAAGAAATTACCTGTCCCTGCATAAGCTCCAGCCGCTCCACGCCAAATGCCTGCGTTAGCTCCAGTAGAAGCAATGTCTCCTAATGAAAGTAGACCACGACCATTGTCATCCCCTAGTTTTGCATTACCATCAACTTGTAATGTAGTAGAAGATTTAAGGGTTACTGGACTGCTAGTGCCAATACCGACGTTGCCGCCATCCAAAATCCTCATGGCTTCTGTAGAGCCTTGAACAAATATAGTGTCTTGCGGTGTTGTTATCTTAAAGTCACGACCACCGTTTTCTACGTTTAATTCTGTAGCCGCAAAGCCGTTGTCGGTGTCTTCTATTTTGATATTAGCGGCACCCGTGCTTGCAACGTGTAGTAATCCAGACGGGCTGGTAGTACCAATACCCAAAGACTCCGCAGAACTATACCAGAAGAACTTCGCAGTCGTCCCCGTATCCTCATACAGCGACACATCTCCGTTGTTGGCAAAGTTAGCGGCTAGTTTGTGGGCCGTTGCACCATCAACATAAATTCTTACGTCATCGCCAGCACGTAAATCTAGCTTATCTCCTGTTCCTGCACCCGCAGAAACCTGCATATTCTGACCAGTATCGCCTTGTATGTTTCCATCAAGGTTCAAACCATCAGCAGTCACAGTGCCCGTTACGTCGATGCCTGTGGAGGTGGTGGAAAATTTTTCATTGTCATCGTAGTAAAGTTCAACGCCCAAGTTTTCTCTAAATCGAGCGTAAGTTTCTCCAGCAACGCTTCTCAAGAAAATGTCATCGCTTGCTTCAATCCTTAAATCACCAGTTCCGTTATCTCTAATAATACTGTGAGTACCACTGTGGAAAATCTGTAGGTCGCTGCCAGCACCAAAGATAGCCTTGGAGTCATCCGCAAAGGTGATGTCATCGCCAGTGCCTACAGCAATGTCTGTGCCGCCAGTAGCGTTACCCGCAGTCAAAACTTCCGCCAGCGTATCCGTCACACCGGGGTCAACCCCAGCCATAGCGTCAACTACCGCAGCGCCAGAGCCTGCGCCATCCAAATAAACAATCGCAGTTTTGCCCGTCGCAATCGTTACATTCGCGCCAGAGCCTTGGCTGATCGCAATAGATTGCGAACCAGAGGTTGCGTTCTCAATAAACATAACGCGAGAAACGGTGTTTGGCGCAATGGTAAGCGTTCTAGTAGCCGTCAGACTGACTGCGGATGTGACCTTGAAATACATGGCGCGAGCGGGATCAGAAACACCGTCAGCTACTGTAGTCGTAGCGTCTGCATCCGAACCAAAAGACTGTTCAGTCGCGTATCCAAGGGCTTCACCAATCAACTCAAGGTTAGTGTTCGTACTAGTTCCCCAAGTACCTGATTCATCGCCGGTAGATATTTCTTTTAGGCGTAGATCATTAACGTAAGTTGCCATTTTTAAGCTACCTCATCCCAATTAGGAGTTTGACTGTCGCTAACAGCAGTCCAACTCGGTGTCTGTGTATCTGTAATCGCCGTCCAACTTAGCGATTGTGTATCTGTAACGGCAGTCCAACTCGGTGTTTGTCCATCGCTTATAACGCCCCAGTTAGGGGTTTGAGCGTCATTTACTAGCCCCCAAACATTAAAATACCCTATCTCCGCTGTCGCAGATACTCCCGTAACACTAACAACAGCGCCACCAACAACAACTACATTACCAACCGCTCCAGTGCCTTCGACCCCCGTTGGAACAATCGTTTGGCCCAACCCAATAGTGACTGTGCCGACTGCTGAAGTACTTGCCACACCTGTAACAGCAAATACCGCATCTCCTGTCGCAGTAACGGTGCCAACTGCCCCTGTACCTGCAATTCCAGTGACTGAAACATTCGCATCAGCACTGACTGTAGCTGTTCCAACAGCTGAAGTACCTGCAATTCCAGTGACTGAAACATTCGCATCTGCGCTGACCGTAACTGTACCAACCGCTCCAGTGCCAGAAATGCCAGTAACACTAACATTCGCATCTGACGATACAGTAACCGTTCCGATAGCTCCCGTTCCTGCCACTCCCGTAAGAGAAACAGTGACACCCGTTCCTTCGATGACCGTGACTGTACCGACTGCCCCTGTTGCAGAAACACCTGTAACAGAAACATTCGCATCCGCAGAAACTGTAACGGAACCGACCGCCCCAGCAGCTGCAACACCTGTAACCTCAACAGGAGTTGCTTGACCCCACGGGCCTTCGCCCCAAGTGCCTCTGCCCCACCCAGTAACATTTGCCACATATTACTCGCTATGCGATACGAATAATGGCGTTAGATGCATCTGCTGTAGGGAATTGAATAGTAAAATCCCCTGAGCTAGATGTTTTATCCGCGCCAAAATCTAAAGCACAAACAGACGGATCACCTGACGCACTATCATTAAATATCAGTGCGCCTCTTGCAGTAATACTACTTGAGCTAAACGTCAAATCATCAAAATCGGTAAACGCTGTGGTTCCGGATGTCGTTGGATCTACACGAGTTAGCGCCGCACCTTTGGCGGTATATCCGGTGCCAGATACCTCATTTGTAGCAGAATACGCCGTGGTGCTTGCGTCTAGTGTCGCAGAGCTTGTGTACAACGCTAAGTTGAACGTACTGCCGCCAGAGTTCTTAAAGTTGTGTACTGCTTCCATAAGTTCTTTTTTGAAAGAAGTGCACATTGCAGTCGTAATAGCCATTATAGACTCCTAATTATGTCTGCCATGTCTTTATGGCCCTGACGTTCTAATTCAGCAATTAAAGTTGTTCTATCACTTTTAATTGCCTCTTGTATGCAGTGTAGCGCCGTAGCCTTAACTGCCTCCTTAAATGCTTGCGCTTGCTGCGCTATTGCAGGGTGGCAACTGCTACCTACGCTTACGATACGGTCTGCCGCAGATTGTGCCCAGAACGCAGGATCGTGTCCACCATCCACCGTGGTGGTCACGAGTACATTTCCTATTTCCATTTGTGGCGCTTCAATCAGCATGTTTTATCTTATCCCTTAGCAATATCGTATCGGTATTCATCTCTTGAACCATAGCCCTGACCTAAGTTTTTAAGACCGTTAACCGCTTGTACAAAACGCTGTTCATATTGCGCAACTTCTTCAGGAACTTTTAAAAAAGTAGCTGCTTCAACTAAAGTGCCGTATAGCATCGCATCGGGAGCATTATCAGAAAGCCATGTCGTTTCTGAACCTGAAGTCGTTGTTAGCGAAGCGGGGCGATATTTATAATGTAGCTCAAATGAATAACCTTGATCTGGAGTAGGCGCTAACATGAACGAATTGTCGTCAAATAAAGCGTAATACTTAGGAACCCCTGTTGTCGCGGGATTAGGAGTATAATCTCTAATAAAAGAAACGTGCTTATATAGTAGATAACTGTATACGTTGCTAGAAATCACAGCCAAGCTGTAAGGTGCTAGAAAATCATCCGGCGTACTTAAATAGGTATTACTCGCAGAAGCAGAACCTGTTACGTTTTTTCTAAAGACTGGCAGCTCTACTGCCTTTAAAATTCGTTCTTCAGCCTCTTTAATAAACGTATCTAAATCAGAAACAAAAGTTGTTTCTGCAGTTTCACAGTAATCCTGTACGGTAGATTTTAAAGTCGCTAACGTAAAACTCATGTTGTTTCTACCTCAACTTGTCCAACGCCGCCTGTTGCAAAAACACCTTCAAACTTAGTACCTATTGGGTCAACTATCGCTAAAGGTTGTCCCCCAACATTTACTCCGCTGACTGTAGTATTACTAGGCCCAGTTGTAGAAACTCGTCCTAATTCAGACTGCGGTAACGGTACTTCAGGTCTTGCTTGTCTCAGGGCTTGCGGATCAGTTAGATGGTGTGGCGGATCTAACTGTGGATGTTTAGGCTCATAACACTCTGAACAAACTTTAAACCCTGTCCACTCCATACGCAGATCAAGGTACTTATACCTAAAACCACAGCGATCACAAACAGCGTGTGAATACTTCCCTACCGCAAAAGCCATTAGAGATATGTCCGTCTAGGAACCAACCGTAATGAACTATCGTCATCGTACTTAATTGCATTAACTAAATTCTGCTCATACAACGGCTGCAATAATCCTGCTTTTTCAGGGTTCTTTTTCAACGCTAGATTAAAAGCTAATCCTGTGGTTAAACACGGAAGAAAACGACTAGGTAAGTCAACATCGTCTACGGAAGCAGAAATATCTTGGATACGCTTCCAACGATAAGAAACAAACTTATCCGTAGAGTTTTCAGGAGCAGGCCAAACATATAGTTTGGGAGTTATAGTTCTCTCAACATAGTATTGAGTAACTCTTGCTTGAGTCTCTTTATTTGGTATATCTAGATAATCCCCGCGATTTATACGGTCTATTTGAAAATCTGTTTGTATACCATTAGTCGTTCTTCGAATTACTGCATCTAGCACATCAATGTCGTACTGATTTAAGTCGTAAGTAGTTGTCCCTTTAACTAAGTCAAGAGAAACCTGCTCTACTTCCCAAATCTGAATACCTCGGTTAGACCAGTCTGCGAACATAATATTCATAGACCGTCTAGCCGTTACTCCGTCATATCCGGTACGGTATTCAAGACCTGCTAGTTCGTATGCTTCTTCGATAGCATCGGCTGCAGTTAAAGTAAACGTCCTAGTCCCAGAGGTCGCCATTATCCGTAATTCTTTATTAAGTTAAGAACAATAACGTAAGTGTCGTTTGACGCAGCACCTAACGTAGTTAAGTTAATGTCGCCATTTTTACCACTGCCTGCCGTATTGTATAACCCTCCAACCTCGCTAAAGTCCATGTGGCCATTACTTGCTTCGGCTAAAGCTAAAGCAATTGTGTCCGTCGATGCATTCCACAGAAGCTGTACTTGAGTAAACCCTGTTATGGAATGTGTTACTTTTTCAATTCGAACACTTGAACATGCTGTGCCGTCTGCTCTCGCAGTCAAACTACTAACGTCTACTTTTGTAACTGCTGCTTCGCCAGTGCCGTCACTAAGGTTTGTTATTTGTATAACAGCCCTATGAGTACCGTCACTTAAAACAGTTGTACTAACTGCATCTGCCATATCTTATCTCCTATAAGGGGAAGAACCCTTCCCCCTAATATAATCGTTATAACTCTTATGCGTCAGCAAAAGGCGTAACAATCGTTCCGGAGCCAAGCAATAAAGTATTGTGTACGAGATAGGTCGCAGCATCAATCGCCGTTACCTGAATGACGCTGCCGACTAAACCGCCCTTAGTTGAGCCGTTGAACGTCATTACGTCATTGTCAGCACCGGGGAAGAAGGCTTTCTTCGCGCCATCGTCCACAGCAACCATTGCTGCACCCTTAAACTTGTCGGTGCCATCGGTCTTGATGTCCAAGTCAGTTGCAGCGGTCTCAATGTAGAAGAAAAAAGACGCACCTACATTATTAGCTTGATCAGGAGACGTAGGATCAGTTGGAGCAGTAGTAACAATCGAAGGAAGTGTAAACTTTCCATCCGCATCGTTGCACAACAGAATTTTACCTGCGTGAGCTGCAACAGTTAGCGAAGTGTCTGCAGTTAGGCTAACAGTAGTGTTAACGCCTGCATTTATAAAACCCGCCAAAGATTTGATCGGGCCAGCAAAAGTGGTCTGTGCCATTGTAATTACCTCTTACGAAAGGATTCGCCTTAGAGTCTTCGTAACGTCCGTCTGAGTCGGTCGCTAAGGCTGTTTTTCTCAGATAGTGGGTTTATACAGGAGAAAAAGAAAAGGGGCAACTAGTGCCCCTTTCTTTTGCGATATTACGCAGCTCCAGGAGAGCCGAAAATACCACGCCAGTCACTAAAGCCAAAGCTGTAGCGTTCTCTGGCCTTATAGCGAACATTTCCGGTTTCAAAGTCACCTTCCATATTCGTAGAGACAGGAGATCGCACAAAGTGCTTGAGACCATTAGGCACGTCAGTCTTCAGGAAGAAGGCATCAGTATCTGTTAGATAATGATTGACCGTATATCCTTCAGGAACCATACCCATGTTACGCAGTGCGTTAATATCGTTATCCGCAGTGCCTACTCGTCCTGGAGTTTCCAGTAGACGATCTGCAACGAATTGCAGAGCAGATGGGATAATCAACTTACGAGCCTGAGCATTGATCTTTAGACCACGCTCATCTTCGAAAGCTGCGATATCAATCAACGATTGCTCTAACGAAGTTTCGTTCAAGTCTGCAGCAGTTGACAGTTCGTTGCGTTGGTCTTGATTGCCCACGGTGGGGTGATCAGTTGCACAAAGCTCTTTACCGTCTCCACCAACAAATGAACTGTTAAACGCATTGTTCAATACGTTCGCAGCTTTAATTTGCTTCGTCTGCATCATAGAACGAGCTAGTGCTCGTGTATAACGAGAAGACAGGGTGTCGTACAGATTATCTTCAATTGCTTCTTCAGTCAAAGAAAACGCCAAAGCGACAGTTTCGTGAGTGTAGCGAGCAGTGAAAGATTCTTGTGCGGTATCGTAAGATACTGCAGAACCTTCAAATTTCACAGGTGCCTCACCAAAACCACTAAGCATTACTTCCTCTTCGAAAGCTCGTTCAGAAGTCTCCGTATCGAAGATTTCTTCATGCTCAGGTGCATAGCGTTCATACTCTAAACCGAAGAGAGCGTGAAGGCCAGGAACAAGCTCTTTTACGAGTTGCGCTCTTGAAATAGCCATTAGTTACTCTCCTATACCGCAAATACGTTAGTTGGGAACGTAAAGTATCCACGAGCGTTAGCACCAATGGTGTTGCTCGGAGAATCTACGAACCTGTTTAACAACGCGATGCCGCTGCTGGTTGTCGCTGTTACACCTTCTTTGGATCGTCCATTGTTGGTGCTGCCAGCGGTAGTGCTGATAGTATATTTACTACCGATGAAACTTACAGCAGGAGTACCTGCAGTAAATTGTGCCTCATACACGATCGCTGGATCGGTATAGACATACGCTTCCACGTCAGCACCACCTAGTGTAACTACGTCTGCTGTCCACATGTTTGCGAATGTCGGCGTACCATCGGTTGCCGTGTAATAAACGCCAGCAAATACTCCGCAAGGAGTGCCTGTGGCGGTGCCTTGGATTACATACCCAGAAGAAAGGTTAACTACGTCACCATTAAAAATGGAGGCGTTAGTACCACTTGCAATACGCAACTTCTGAGGACGAATCACACCACCATATAGGTGGTAGGCTGGGGTGAACCCGTTAGGGGCGTCAATATTAGCCATGATTTAATCCTCTAAGGAAAATGATGAAATTAATCAGCAGCCGGTTCTCGACTACCAAACTCAACTTTTGAGTCCCTTCGAATATCGCTTTGTCTAAGCGGCATACGAGGGTCACTATCTCGCAAAAGATCATTGTCAACACCGTGAAGCTGATCTGCCGTCTTTCCTCGGAAATATGCATTTCTTTCATCAACGGTTTCGTCAGGAATCTTTGCAAGAATTAAGCCACCAACACCAATCACGCCAGCGTGCTTCCCTTCGTCAATCGTAGGAGCGTCGAAGTCAGGATAGTCTTCTGCTCTTACTGGCTCGAATCCTTCACGAATACGCTTAGACATATTCGCTCGGTCATCGTGCCCACGAACTTCTGCACGAACCCATCTATGCTTATAGCCAGCTGGGGCTTGAGGGGCGTCCAACATTGAAGGTGGTTGCCAAGGTTTACGGCGAGCTGTTTTTGCTCGAGTTTCAGCAG